AATTTGAGAAGTTCTTCTTCAACTAATAATTCATTCCAATATCCACGCAAACGGCCATCATATATTGCAGATGTTAATGTATCATAGTCTGTTTTCTTTACGCTGTGAAAATCTGCATTAATTGTTAACGATCTTAAGCTTTGAATCATTTCAATTGATTGCCATCTGTCAAATGTAACCTTGGCTACATCAAACTTTCTGCATAGATCAATTATCATTTGCCTAATGCTTGAGAAATTAATTTCTTCATTGATACCGGCCTCCCAAGAATAAACAAGATCAACATTGATTACCGGAAGCTTCTCAATCCCGTTTAGTGTTTTCACTTCTCTTAATCCAGGAGAATGCACTAAGCTTAACGCTGCTCTGTCTCTTTTAAGCGCTAAGTCAACATGGATAAAACGAACATGCTGATCTGTATTATTAAACCATTTCTTAAATGTGCCATCCTCATTGATTGGATCTTCGCTATATGTAAAAGCCTTCCTGACAAGATCAGGATCTCTAAAATAAGCGTCTTCCATATTTGGAGGATTACACTCAAATCTTGCAGCTGCCTCAATAGGATTTCTAATGTATTCAGATTCCAATTGCTCTCTCTTAATCGTAGGATTTACTTCCCAAGTTGCAGCTTTTATGAACCAAGTCTTAGGCTCTTTCTTTTCTTTAGCCCCATAAAATCTTTGCTCAATAAAGTCTCCCTTATACCGGGGGAATGAGAGAAGAATAACTTTACCGACTTCTGGGAAGCGCGACATAACAGATAATTTACTCATGTTATAAATTGCAGAAGCGGATCCTTTTGATCTTGTTTCACCCTTCAATTCTGCATCGGTTTTAAAAGCTGCAATTTCATCCAAAACCACAGTCAATACTTCATAGCCTTCCCAACCTTCACTTTCAGAGTGACCTGAGAAGCATCTTACCGGTCTTGAAAAGAAAAATATTTCTGAAACTCTAGGCTCAAATCCAACTTCATTAAAGTACGGTGAGCTTAACAATAGGTTTTTTAATGGCTCAAAGAAAACTCTTTGAGCTTGTTGTGCGTTAACAGCAAGATTAAGCAAGTCAATATACACACCGTGAGCTTTACCGAAATAGCTAAGCGGATCCCTCAAACAATGTAGTAGGTATGCTGTATAAGCGATTGAGATTCTTGAACAATGATCTTTACCAGATCCTTTGCCCAACATGCATATAACCTCATTGTCAGTATATTTCTTGTAGTATTCACGCCCTACCTCTTCACCATATAAAGATATCAAAGTGCGTTCTTTAAGAATTTGTGTACTGTGCTTGACTATCTCTTCTTGAATTGGAGACAATGGCGGTAAGCCTAAGTATTTCTTATCCTGAACGAACACTTGAATCGGAACAGGAGTTTCAACCAAATCGTCTTGCCTAAGCAAGCGATCAAAGTCATTAAATTCTAAATTTAGTCCAATAAAGTCAGACATTTGCCACCCTTAATAGTATACACTATGAAATATGAAAACTTACGCGGCGACAAGATTACGAATGAGTAATCTTACACATATGGATTCTTACACCGCTGTAAGTTTGGAGCAGGATCACCTCATAGACAAGTGAGTTTACACCTTTATGTGAGAGTTTTTCCGTCTCTTTACATAAACCTTTATGTAATAATTTTTCCGTCTCTTTATTCAACACCATCATTCATGATTTCAAATGCAATTTCCAATTCTCTCCTGACCTCTTCGGCAATCTGAGGATGCTTGGAAATAACATCTCTTAAAACTTTAGAAAGAATTTGATTAACATTCTCTGCTTTCTGCATTCTAGCAATATATTGCCCGTCTGTTTGATTGCCACCCATAAGCTTATGCAATTGCGCTTTCTTAGTAGCAACTTCTGCCGCTAATTTAATAGCTTGAATTCTTGCCGGGACCATGCCGTGATCTGTAGCAATATTAATAGTCTCCCAAGCTTCTTTGCTCAATTGATCAAATTCTTGCAGAGCCTTGATTGTATTAAATTGGATTTTCTCTAAGAAATACGGATCCGATTCAGCTTGACGATTAAGTATCTTCTTGTATTCAGTAATCATGCCTTTTGCTTTATCTGCAGAGACACTCATCAAGGAGCTAATTTCGTGATTAGAATACCCCTTTACATGCAGGAGACCGGCCTGCTCTATGTCTGCTAGATCATCCAAAATTGTTCTGGATGCTGGCTCAATTTCGGTTCCTACTACTGGTTCAATATCTGACATAATCTATCCGCCATTGGTTTCGTTACTTTATCCCAAGTAAGATTTTCATTTACCCATTGAGCACCTGAAAAAGTCTTCTCGGAAGCCTTATCATAGTGATTAACGACATATAACATTTTATCACATAAATCATCGAGATTTGGTATTGCCCATGTCCCGCAACCACTATATATGCCACCCATATTATCTGTTCCCCATTGATAGTCTAATGGGATTGATAACTCGGCATACTCTGTACAAGCTGTTGCATTAGTGCAGATTGTTGGGATCCCTTTTGCAATTCCTTTCATTGGCAAAATCCCCCACCCTTCTCCGCTTGTTGGGTACAAAACGCAATCAACGCTATCGTACAAGTTTGCTAAATCTTGATGGCTTAATTCATAATCTATAACATTAATATTCTTAGTATCATAGAGAGATTTCTGATGACCAGTGCCTCTGGATATCCTCGCGTCTGGAGGCCCCATTGATTTAAATATGAGCACATGCTCGTCATTGTTGCTAAACAGCTTTAAAAATGCATCTACAGCCATCTGAGAGTTCTTACGAGTCGATGGGGAGCCTATGCTAAGAAATTTAAATTTATTCCCCTGCACTTTTCTTGGTTTGTCCGGCGGGAAATACAATGAATCATCTATGCCAAGTTTGAAACCGTGCACAGGTATCTTGACTCCTGATTCAATAAAAACATCTCTAGCCCATTCGGATGCTGTCCATATTTCATCCATTTGATTCATTTCGGGAATCCAAGCTCCCGGAAGTTTATTAGTCTCCCAGTAGGAAAACCCTATTGAATGCTTTGCGCCTTTTGAGTATAGTTCTGGCAGAGCGTGAGTTATTTTAATCGCCTCGCCGGAATCGCTTTTATCTATGTAGGAAATACCAAGATTGACTAAGCCATTAACATCTGCACTGCCAGAAGATTTTGATCTGTGGACATCAACGCCATGCTTGGTTAAGCCATTAACTATTGATTTTGCTGCGTAGCTATAGCCTTCTGCGTAAGAAGAAACTGGATTTTCATTCCAAAAAATCATTGCTCTTTGGGAAATCTCAATTCAACTCCAACAGCTTTTGCTTCCGAATTCAACTTGTCGTAATCATAGCCGTGAAGCTTTGTATATCCGACTCTGTAATTGAACCAGCCCTGAACAGCCTTCCAGAACTTCTTATCGGTTGTCTTTTCAAGCTCAATCAATTCATCAGTTGTAAGCAAGAAGCTGAGGACACCGAGAGGCATATACACAACCATATCGTAGCCCTCTTCTTTATCACTTGTATATTCCTTTAAGAAATCTTGAAATGCCATGATTACTTTTCTCACACCATCACCACTAAAGTAGTCAATGTTGCCGGTAGCATTTCTAATTCTTGGACAATAATCATCAACATATGTCACTGTGCCAAATGTTCTACACACCATCGGTCTGTAACCATAGATGCTACAGCCACCCTTGTAGAAGGCGCAGTGCCGTTTTGTCTCTCCACCAATTTGCCAATCCTCGTCAAACATTGCTTCTTTTAGATCTTTTACAATTCCATCAACCCAATTGTCAGCATACTCTAACCCCTTATCTTCTAAATATAGATAATATTGCTGACGAATGTTGAATGCAATACTTGCACATTCCGCCATGTGAATATTCAATCCTATTCTGCAGCAGTTGCCAGAACCTAAACACTTGTACTGAGTAGCATTCTGCTTTGCCTCAATAACTCTTACTTGATTGTAAATCATATTAAGCTTTGCAAAGCTTGATATGTCCTTTACACTTACACTTCTTCTCATCTTCCTCTAATATCCTTTCTTTTTTGTTTTGTTCTTTTTTGCAATTCTCTTTTACGCCTGTTAGCCTCTTCCTGAGCTGGGGATTTTGGTCTGCGCATACTTGTGTTGGCGAGCCTCCTTCCCTTGCCTCTAAACTTAAGAAGATCGTATTTTTTAACCCAGTTATAAACGGCCTGTGGGGTGACTTTAATGTTGTAAGCCTGCTCAAGATGCTTACAAATATCAGTAAGATTCATCCTGCGTTTAACATACATATCGTACAAAAAAGCTTTGTCTTTATATATTTCGTTTGCCATTTGAACCCTCTACTATTTGATTACAATACCATAAACCAATACCCGCTGCATCTATAATATCATCATCGTTTAAATATTCTGGTAGCTCCTTGAAGTATTTTGCAACAATTTCTTGAACGCGGCGCTTCCTCTCTTTCTTTAGCTTAACAGCGAGAGAACCCTTTTCTCCATTTTCTGCAATAATTTGTTGTTCTTTTTTATTTAGATTTTTATACCCAATCCCGGATTTCCAAACAAGAGGATTTACATCTGAAACGGAGCAACCGAAGTTGTTTAGTACGCCCCAAGAATATCCTATAATGTAAGAAATTATTCTACTTGTTTCAAAATTTTGAATATAGATTGATTGTTCAATTATAGCCAATTTTGGGTTGTATTCTTTGTAGACTTTTTTCAACTCAATATCAATAACAGAAAATTTTGCTGATGCCCCTTTGTGTTCTTTATAGTTTATTTTACCGCATGCACTAATTTTAATTTTTGATGATTCAATATCATAAATGACCCAAGCAAGAGAATGAGATGCCGGATCTATTGCAATCACTCTAGTATTCTTAACTGACGATATCAGTTTTGATATTGTCACCACATGTCTCCTCTGGCTTGTTTTTCAGACCAGCCCCAAGACATGAGACGCTTAACAAATCTTTCGCGTTTACAACTTTCACAAATCTTTTCCTTGTTATATTTAGATAAGACTGTTGCGCACCCCTCAGTTTTACAAATCCTCTTTTTATTTTTATTACTTTTTTTCTCGTAATAATTCGCAAGTAAATTTTTATTTGTGACTATTCTTCTGCACTCTGCTGAGCAATAGATAGCATTATAGACTTTAGCTAAAAATACCTTACTACATTCAGGGTTAGAACATTTCTTCTTTTCCTTCTCGTACATTCTCCGACCAACATAAAGCAGCCAAATCACAAGAACTGCAATGCTCTGAAGTTCTCTTATAAGGTCGCTCGGGTATCTGATTATTCAGATAATTATTATAAATCTTAGTATACTTGTCAAATAGTTTGTTTATGAATTTATCGTCTTTTTCAATATAAATTGGTAGTATCTCTTGATTGTTTTTGTTTTCGTAAATAACATATCCAGAATCAAGATTTAAGCAGCGCATATAGATCTGCGCTTGCCTGTAGTGCTCGTCTTTTGGTTTGTTATAAAGTTTTCTGTAATGGAAGCCTTCTGAACTAATTGATTTTAATTCAATAAGCTTATGTCCATACCAATCAATGATACCATCTGCAGTGCCTTCAATTGGCGGAGAATCATGGGTTACTGGAATTTCTTCCTCAACCAAGATCCCCATATCTCTAAAATAACTGTACAATCTATTGTGAACTGCATGTCCATTATCAAAAATTCTGTATGTCTGAGGGTTAAAAGATGATGTTACTTCAACTCCATTAAACAGATAATACCAATATCTTGCACATTGGTTTGTATAACTTGGGTGAAAACCACTTACTTGTTTATAAACAGGGGTATTCCTTTTAGAAAGGAACTCATCAATCCCCTCAGTAATAGTTTTTCTTATTTCAACCTTGACATCTTTTGCCAACGGTTCTTTCTTTTCCTTTAATTTCTTTAATGATTTCATTGGTTATAGCCTCCTTTAGCAGCTAATTTAAGCGCGTTAATATTTTCAGACAGGGCTTCATACATGGTTTTCCATATATCGTTAACAAACTTATCTTGTTCGGACATCATTGTTGATTTTCTCTTAAACATCTGAGATTTAACAATCATTACTGTGCGATAAGCCGCCAAAATATTTGCATATTTAATAGCTTGCAGACCAACATAATGGTCCGGATTAGAAATAATATCCTCTACTATCCGAAGGCACTCAATAAATTCATCTGCCTTGTCTCCCATATGGGATGCAAGAATTTCTTTATTGATCAGAATGTCTGGCATTTGATCCCTTTCTACCGTAGTTATATTTAATAAGATCTTCCGCCATTACTACTGCTTTCTTTTCTTTATAAGACTGTAACCCGATGAGCCATTTCGCAATGTACACTCCAAAGTATACACCATCATCCCAGTTAATTGTGATGCCAAATGCCATCCAGCCCATTAATCTATCACAAAAAAATCTAAATTTCATAGATTTTCCTCCCAATCCATTCGGCAACTGGACTTGCCACAGCATTACCGCACATCTTGTACCTGTTGGTATCTGCAACAATCTTCCCATCGTGATAATATTTCGTATGTTCATCAGG